TGTGGGAAACCAAACGCTGAGATCCATCACTATCTTTACGACGATCCATATACCGTGATTTGGCTTTGCGAAAAACATCACGACTATCCTCGCCCTCATCTCCTTAAAGATACTCCGTTAGAATTGAAAACGAATCGACGGCCAGGAAGACCAAAGGGGAAATACATGGTTCCATCCGAACGAATTTTGAGAAATAGAATTAAATTTGGTCTTGACGTTCGGTCAACCGAATCGGTAAAATTCATTTCACTGAAAGATTTAGCTTGCAAATAGATCACAAGTGCGTCAATAACGCGCACAAGTGCATCAAAATAAGGCCAACGGGTCTAAAAATGTTCCATGTGGAACAAATGGTGGTGGCCACAGTAATACTGTTCCGAAACAGTTGAAGCCATTCGTCAAAGGTGATCCGCGCATAAATCGCAAAGGTCGACCAAAGACTTTCGACCAAATTCGGGCAATCGCTCAAGAACTTGCGCATGAACCAGTGCGACAAGGCGAAACCCATCTCATGGCAATCGAGCGAGTGTTGCGTGAATGGCGAGACAGCCCGGAGCCATCACTTCAAATGAAATTCGTTGAATACGCATTTGGGAAGGTCCCCGACAAAATCGAATCTATCATCGACGACAAACGCACCCTGCACCTTCACTGGCCACACGAACGACCAGATTTAGCGACTGCGAATGGAAACGGACGTAGTTGATTCATTGTTGCCGACTCTGCATCAGGCGCAGATCGAAGTCGCGTCGAATGATTGTCGCTACAAAGTGCTATCCGCTGGTCGGCGTTTTGGTAAAGGTATGCTCGGCATTTCTGCCGCGTTCAAATACGCCAGCCGCGGTGCAAAGTGCCGATGGATCGCACCCTCTTATGCTTCTGATTCTTATCAATCGGGTTGGCGATTAGCTTCAGCACTCGCAAAGCAAATCCCGAGTGTGGTCACGCATCTGCAAAAGCGAGAGTTCAACTTTGAAGCCGTGAATGGAGGCTGGCTGCAATTCCGAACCGCAGAAGAACCCGATAGTTTGCGAGGTGAAGGCATCGACTTCGTTGTATTCGATGAGGCTGCGCATATCGATGGTCTTGAGGAAATGTGGGAACAATGTGTTCGCCCTTCGCTCATGGATCGTCGTGGAGACGCTTGGTTCATCAGCACCCCGAACGGATTCAACTATTTCAATAATCTTTTCTTGCGAAGCCGAGACCGCGAAGACTGGGCATCATTCCAGTTTCCTACCAGTTCTAATCCACACATCGACTTCGCAGAAATTCAGGAGTTACGAGCAAGTTTACCGGCTCTCGTGGCACGTCAGGAGATCGACGCTGAATTTGTCCAACTGGCAGGCGCGTTGTTCAAGCGTCAAAATATTCATGTCGTTGATACTGAGCCTCCCGGCGTGTCATGGGTCCGCAGTTGGGATCTTGCGTTCACCGAGAAAACTACAAGCGATTGGACCGTTGGCGCACGCATGGGTATGACAGTTGATGGAACAATAGTAATTGCCGACATTGTTTCCGGGCAGATGGAATGGCCGGATGCAGTACGCTGTATCGCTAATACGGCGCTCATGGACGGAAGATCTGTCAGACAAGGGATAGAATGTGTGGCTGCGCAGGTAGGCGTCTTACAAACGCTCCTTCGAGATCCGTTGCTACTCAGTCACACATTCATCCCGATCGAAGTTCATCGGGACAAACTTACGCGAGCTTTGCCACTAGTTGCACGATCTGAGCAAGGTAAACTGGCGATTGTGCGAGGTAATTGGAATCAGAAGTTTTTGGACGAATTGTGCGCGTTTCCTGAAGGAATTCAGGATGACCAAGTTGATTCCTGTAGTGGTGGTATGACGCTGCTTTCTCTGCCGACCGGCGCGATTGACGACATTAGTAAGATCCACATTGGATATAATCCGACGAATAAATATCGGCCAAGCTTCATTCCACGGAGGCTACAAACGGCGTGATGATATTTCTTGCTGTGTTCGCTGCGCTGATTCTGTGCGTTTATTTTACAAGATTGGGTAGTACATGAAGCGAATCTCCGCACAGCATCATTCCGTAAAGCAACCTCGCCTCGGAGGCCGTTTCGTTAAGCAGCGCACCAATGGCAAGCACAAGATCAAAGGCGCAACAGTTAATGTGCCAATCGGTGGCATTCAGCGGATCGTCCGACCGCAAGCCCGTTACAACTGGCTGATGCCAAACGTCGGCTCGATCACGCCGCAGTTCATCGAAATGACGTTGAACGGCGCGCTTGCTGGGAATCATGTACAACAATGGTCGCTGTTCGATCTGATGCTCCGCACTTGGCCAGAGTTGCGGTCTTGTTATTCTGAGTTGATCACAAGCGTATTGCGCAAGACAATCGTGTTCGAGCCGTTCCATGAAGAGGACGAACAACCGACCCCTGATGCAATCGAGAAATCCAAACTGGTTTCCGCTGCGTTGCGCAAGATGGAATCGGACTCACAGAATGACGGCAACGACTTTGAAGGAACGATCAAAGACCTTTTGGATGCTTGGTTTAGAGGTTACGCAGTATCAGAAATCGTGTGGCATACCATCGAGGATGCACAATTATCGATTATTCAAGTGCCTCGGACAACGTTCTGGGTTGATCCAGTCAATTACGCGTTTGATGTCAATAGCTCCATTGGATTGATTCCGCAGATGAAAAGCCAAGGCGGTTATTATCCGTTTGCTACTACGGCCACGCAGGATCAAATGCGGCAGACTACGCCGTCATTGATTCCGTTTCCAGATTACAAATTTTTGGTCGGCATTTGTAAATCGAAAGCCGGATCACCTCTAGCTGGAGCGATGATGGTTCCTCTCGCTTGGTGGTGGTGCGCTGCGAACTTTTCATCTGACTGGCTGCTGAATCTCGCGCAAGTGTTTGGGCTTCCGTTTAGATGGGCAAATTACGAAGTCAACGCTGCGCCCGAAACAATTAATGCAATTTGCAACATGCTTCAAAACATGGGTAGCGCAGGTTGGGCGGCTTTCCCCGTTGGAACAACTCTCGAATTACATCAACCATCGCAAACTGGCAGCGATCATTCGCCACAAGGAGAACTGCTGGACCGCGCAGACCGTTATTGTAGGACACTGATATTGGGCCAAACCATGACAGGCACGCATGGAACGACAGGAAAAGGAGGCGGACAAGCATTCGGTAAAGTTGAGGAGGACGTAAAAGCTGACCGAATCGACGCGGCTGGAAAGTTCGTGATGTCGGTGATCAATCGTCAACTCATCCCGTCAATTCTCGCGCTCAACTACGGCGACACAGACGAAGCGCCAGAGGCTAAGTTCCTCGAAGATGAGGTTGCCGACTTCACAGAAGCGCAGCGCGACCAGGTATTGGTCAATGCCGGACTGCCGATTGGCGTCGATTACATGCGGAAGAAATACGACATTCCTGAACCGGCAAAAGACGAAAAGACATTAACTAAACCGGAACCGAAACAACCTTTTGGCAGCCGTTCACAAAATCAGAATCCAACTGATACGAATGCGCCTAACGACGGACAAGACCCAGCGAAAGCTTCCGATCAACCAGGCCACCCGTTTCGTGGAAATCAATATGTGCATATCGGCGATGAGGTCAATACTCCGCTCGGCAGAGGCATCGTCGTCGCAAATACTCCGCAATATGCACTCGTAAGTTTACATGGTGGCGGATCAATCCGCAGAATCAATCATTCTGATATTACACGGATTCCAAGAGACAAATCAAATTTCCCAGCAATCACGCACAGCGCAGAAGATGAACGCAGGCACGCGCTCAATACCAAGCTTGAACAGCTTAACGCAATCGAAGATGACGCGGTCTTCGCACAAGAACTCAAGCAACTAGCATCACAATCGTAAACTCTTATGAAACCCAAGCAAGCCCAGCAACTCGTTAAACTATTATCAATCGCGCGCGACACAGATCATCACATAGTTGGAATGATAATCGCGTTTTTGATGCAAGGAAATTTCACCTGTGACTTAGACAAGCGCTATGTCATTAAACAACTAGAAGGATAGTTGGTCACGATTGGGTCAAGAAACATCACTTCAACAATCCTGGAAAATTGCCGACGAAAGTTAAACCTCCGCCGAAACCGAAAGGCAAAGGCAAATGAATAACGAGGATGAACCGCAACTTTTAGAGTGCAGGGCCGCAATTGAAATCTCCCCCACGACAAGCAACGAAATTCTGTTTCTACCAATTGGAGTGCACGCTATAACTCCGGTTTCCGGCGGCATTGGACGGCCTATCAAAGTCAAGATCGACGGCGCGGCAGCGAACGA